ACTGGAGTTCAGACGTGTGCTCTTCCGATCTCATCGGCTGCGCCCCGAACGAGATGTCGGCATCCACCAGCGAGACTACCGGTGTTTTGGGGATTATGTATAAGAAAAGAAGCGAAAGCAGATAAGCAAACAGACTGACGCAGACCGCCTCTACCAACAAACTTCCACGCAACGTACGGTCGGAACTGCCCAGCACCTTCTGCGTGTTGATGCTCTTGATGCGCATAGGAGTCAGCGCCGTGCTGAAATTGGTAAAATTGATACCGGCGATAATAAGGATGACAAAAGCGATGGAGAAAAGCACCAACAACGTCTGGCGGCTCGCTTTCGGCATCGAATCGAAATCCACGTTATTCAGGAAATGGACATCCGGCAAAGAGGTCAGGCGGAGATCCAAGCTATTCTCCTCCCCCCATTCGAACTCATTGCCGAAGGCTTCCTTCGCATTAAAATTACGCTTGAAATTGTCCAGCACCTCAGCCTTATCCATCCCCTCGCCCAGACGGACAAAGAAAAAATAATTCCAGTTTCCCCAGTTATCATAGTTTTCCTTCGGACTCATCGACGTGTACATGACGTTCTTCAAAGCAGAGTTACGGGGAAAATCCTTATATACGCCTTTCACGATTTTCGCATCTTCCATAGGATTGGCAGAGATCAGCTGCTTGCCTACCGCCGATTCGTCACCGAAGATCTTTCTCGCCATGCTTTCCGGAAGGACTACGCTGTTGGGCTCATCCAAAGAGCGCTCGCTTCCTTCGAGCATATCGAAACGGAACACTTCCAAGACTCCGGGAGTCACGTTCCACGCATCTTCCTTGTAGCTCGTCCGCTGTCCGCCATCCTCTATATAGAAAAAACGGCTTTCGGTCCAAGCACTCAAAAGGCATCCTTCCTCTATAAGAGGCGAAGACCCGGTAAACGCCCGCGCGAACGGACGGCAGATAATGGCTTGCGACCCTTTGCTTCCGTGCACGATATCCACCCGGAAGATAGCATCGGCGTTCCGGTGGCTGCGGTCGAACGTATAATCATAATTCACCTGCATCATAATGAGCATAAACGCCACAAAAGCAATGCTCAACCCCAGCACATTCAAAACAGAAGCCGTCTTGAACCGGCGGAGCACACTAAAGAAATTTCGCAAAATCGTTTTCATATCCAACTGTTTTGCTTCAATAATAACAAAAAATATGCCAAATAGCATAATAGGCAAATAATCAATAAAATATACATCCTACAGTTCGAACAGACTGTCTAATAATTAGACACCACTGTCTATTTTCTTGACACTTCCTCTTCCAATCCCGCATACTCCTCCCTGGCGTCGAAGCAAGGGCAGGCCTTGCGGATGTAAGGACTCAGTTGGCAATGTCCCACTATCTTCGCCTCCGGATAGTCCCGCCGGAGCTGGCGGAGCAGGTCGAGCAGCGAACATTTCTGGGCGTAGGTACGGGTGTCGGAAGGGGTTCCCGCCTCATCGAGGCCGCCTTCATAACAGATGCCGATGCTCCGGTCGTTCCACTTTTTAGAATAATTTAGGTATTCTGTTACGATAATAGAAAAATGCTACTACTAAGAGGGAATTTGCATAACTGAAAAATTACAGCCGTGGAAAGTAGGGTAGGCTGGGGTTTAACCGACTGTCAGCTTAAAATATTACCCCATATCCCTTTCTAGCATTAGAGCCGCTAAAGTTTGATGTATAAAAAAAGGGAACTACATCATTAAAGATCATAGTTCCCCTTTGTCAAATAAAAGCTATCCTATTAACGTCAATTCTCTACCTATTTGATGAATGCCGTCTATTATCCTCTGTCTTTGTACTGGTCTAGGCTTCCTAAAGCCGTTAGCGTAATGTGTTAGTAGTGCTTCATTAATACCTGTAACTTTAGCTATAGCTTTTCTGGTAACTATTCCATCCAGACTATGAAGCATTGCGGAAGTATCTAGTTCAAATACTAATTCATATTCATTCTTTAACTTCTCTGGCAATTCATCACCATCTTCCAGCATTCCTTTTATATGAAAGTCTAACGCTGATCTATATTCCTTTTTAATGCCTTCTATGGTATCAGAACAAGCTACACATCCCAATATTTCATCACTTGCGGCACAATAATTATCGCACCATCCAATTTGTACTATAATCTTCTCCATAACTTATAATGTTTTTAAAGCAGGATGGAATTACTTCCACCCTGCTTGTTTAAAAATGCTGTTCAGTCTGAACTGGTCTAAAGTATCACTAAATTTACCGTTAACAGTAACCCTGCCCTTTTTAGTAGGATGCTTATACTGTCTGTGGCTGCCTTCTTGTCCTACCTTATACCAACCATCCCTTTTTAAGAGGTCTAAGACCTCATTAACTTTTAATGGTTTCATAGAACACTGCTTTTATTTGACATCACAAAGATATATAATAATATATCATTATGCAAGAAATGATATAAAAATATTTATCATTTTGGTTAAAATAGTTCCTGCTTCTTTCGTTCCATATAATTAGTATATAGTTCTGTTGGTTCATCTGTAACCAAAGTGGCTTCATCACCGCCAAAACATATAGCTTCAAATTCATTCCTAGATAAGAATACAGCTTTTATATCTTCCTTATCAACCTCTATAGAATACACAGCAGTATCTTCCTGCTCATTTCTAAATGCAAAGAACTCTGCTACATCTCTACTGGTAGTCCAAGAAATACCGAAACAGCTATCTCCATCTTCATCTTCATACTCTTTTATACTGCAACCTCTATACAAAGTAACCTTATCGGGCAAACTATTATAATAGGCTAGTTCTTCTTCATTCATCACTAATTCCTTCTTACACCTCATAAAGTATTGTATAGCCCTAAAATCCCCTGTACCTCTGCCCTCAGTCCAAGCTATAGCCAGTCCTTTATTAAAGGCTTCATCAGATAGTTTGCCCTTCTCAGCAAGGTCTGCAAATAGTTCCCATCTGAGATTACTATCTGTATAAGTCCATAATAAATTAGTAATATCTTCACCTGTTGCTATCCCTCTTTGGAAAGCATCTTCAATAGTTTTAGCTTTCTTAGCTTCCCATTCTTGCATCTGCTTTAAAGCATCTTCTAATTCTTTTCCTTCTAACACTCTCATTCTTATTTGGTTTTTAAAGCCAGCTACCATTATTGGCAACTGGCTATTAGTTTAAAATTCTATTTTAACACGTTTCCCTTCAAAAGTCTGTAATAGCTTATCTCCAATCAGCTTTACTAATGAATTAACAGAACCTCTTTTGTATGCAACAGGTTCTTCCATATAATCATTAACCAAACTGGCTACAGCTACTAGACCAACAGCTTCAAACATAGATACCTGTTTAGGCTCTATAGGTTCATTCCACTGTTCAGCAGTTTCAGCTATTGCAGTAACATTAATAACTACATCTTCATCACCTTCATTAATAATGCCTGTATCAGCATATCTAAGGTTTAATTCAAACCCCAATTCCAGTAAATTCCAAAGCTGGATTAATTCTTTTGTTTGTGTATCCATACTCATCTGTTTAAACCATTAATAAAATTACCTCTTTCTTCCTCACTCATTGCAGCCAGCATAGCCTTTAGTTCTTCCTTGTGCCCTTCTGCCTTCTTAGCTAGTTGTTCCTGCTTTAGCTGTCCCAGATTCAGAATCCATTTCTGATAGTTGGCTATCTGTTCATCACATCTTTTAATAATGTGGTCTGGGGTGGACTTACCAAACCAAGTTCCGTACTTTCCCATTTCTTCTTTTCTATCCATTAAATCAACCGCTGCCCTGCGGACTTTATTTAGGTATCTGGCACACCAGTTATTTGTTTTAACTGGCGCAAAGTTATGGCTCATTAAACAGACTACCATAGAATTAATTGTTACTTCCTAAAGGTGGAAAGCTAACAGTTTCTCCTTCTTTAAGTTTATCATATTCAACCTCTAGCCAGTTGTTAGTGTTCCACTGCTTCCACTTTATAAATGTTACAGGTAATAACTGATCTTGCAAGTTTATCCAGCTAAGATTCTCCTTGAATCTATCAGCTAGCATTAATAACTGCCTAAATCGACTTCGTTTAACTAAATAAGGTGTTAATTTAAATAGATGCAGAATCTTTAGAATCATATCTTGTTCATCTGTACTAACCAGACTATCCTTCTTTCTCTTTACAGGGAAGTAGTAATGTAGGAAGTTAGCCAGTTCTACAGTGAACATACATTGGAGGTATGTATTATTGGCAACTTTATCCAATGTGCATATACTGTCTGCCTTGTATTCTCCATCTTTACTAGCACCTATAACATCAGCAACATCTTTAATAATACCACTGCTGTTTAATGTGAAGGATGAACCGTCTTTATATTTTAATGTAATGCCTTCCAAACTATCAGCATTTAATTCTTCTAATGTAGGTCTTAGCTTTACAAAGTAATGCTGTTCTATTACATATATTATATAGCAGCACAACATATACAGTTCTTCCTTGTCCCCATTAAATTCCACCTGCTCATTAAAGGTATCAAAGTCCACTTTTGGCACATAGTCCCCTTTCTGCCAAACAGCAGCAAAGTTATCTGGATTCATTGAATAACATCTACCACCTTCAATTATGGCATAAGGTTGAATTTCCTTATAATAGTAATCTATATACATCATACCGCAAAACTAATAAAATAGCCTGTAACCCAATGAAGGACTACAGGCTCTAATTATTTATCTTCTATCTTATCTGCCCCAACTTCTGCCTTTATCTTATTAAATTCCAGTCTATAATGTAAATCTATTCCAAATAGGCTACCAGCAAATACCGCAATCTCTCCAAATGCAACAAGTACAGACGGGTGAATAATACCTATAGGCGGAATATATATTGCTGCTATCAGTAGAAAGCATCCAACTATTACCAATATTATAGCAGCAGCCAGTTCTGTTTTAATTCTTGTTTTAGTCATATTGTTATACTTCTGGGTCTGTTACGTCCATAAACGGCATAGTTGTATATTGTATCACGTTATCATAATAAACCAACACATACACGGAATCTGCATTAATATTTCTGAGTGCACCAGTATAAGTTAATGATTCTGTTTCATCTTGTATAGTCAGACTATCAGCGATTTTCTTAGTGTCTATCATATTTATACCCTTTAAGTCTTTCGCTATACGGATATGGATATTTGATATTGTACCACCTCTATAGACTTCTCCAACGGCACTAAATTGCAATGTATAAAAAACAGATCTACGATCAGTTGAATATTTAGGATTGCATACAACTAAAACCTTTTTACTTCCTGCTGGTACTTGCTTGTCAACAGAAATTGTATGATAAGGTTCTGGAAGTGCATAAAACCTGTCTTTTGCATCTGCTATCCACAAATCATTAGGTGTTCTTGTTGCGTTGGTATAAAATTCATAGGCTTCAACCTGTTTACCACTAAATCTTTGAAATTCCGTTGTCCAGTAGTATGCTTTTCCACTATACCAACAATCATTTGTCCCATCTGTAAAATATACTCCTTTCTTTAATGGTATTTTATCTCCTGAATAATCGAGATAATCGTATAGCATTCCTTGTGATATGTAATCACTTTCTGCAGGTTCTAAATCGGGTAATTTCATTCCTTCTATAATTGCTTCATAACTGCCGTGATTGGATGATGTTATACCTCCAATATGTATTGTATCCCCATCATCATAAAATGCTGATACAGGCAATAAAGCGTTGTGGTAATAATTACGGAAGTCTCCCAATCTATAAGGGCTGAAAGAACCGCCTCTAGGCTTATCATACTCATACCCTAAATTGTTATTTTGAACAATCAAATTTACAAGTGCACCAGGATTGTTTGCTTCTAGGATCTTAATGCCATATTTATTATTTTTCAATAACGCATCAGTGAGTGTAAGTGTATTGGCACAATGAATAGGTTTCCATTTTGACCACGGGTTTATATTATTGCAAGTGCATAATGTACCTAAGTCTGTTGATGGATAGCCCAATATATTACGGACATCCATTATTGATATATTTGTTGCTCCTAACTTAGCCATAATTAATTGGTTTTACTCTTATAACATACTATATCTTTTGTTGCTTCTATACTTCCATCTACAGACAAATCACCATCTAAAGAGATACTGCCAGATAATTTATCTTCCAATGGCTTATATATTATCTTTTCTTTATACACTATGTTTTCTACAATGATATTAGCCTTAAATACTTTGGCTAACCATCTAATTAGTTTCTTCATCCTTTAAATGGTTTTAGTTTCTAAACTTGCTAATCTGGATTCCAATTCATTTATCTTTACTTGTTGTTCCTTGATAATGCTGTGCAGTTCCTTACAACCACCTATTGAAATAACTGCTCCTAATGTTGCATAATCAACAGTGTAATATCTTTCATTTGTTACTTCATCCGTATAATTAGCAACAGCCAACGTTGGAAATACTTTAGCTACTTCTTGTGCCAGTACTCCAGTACGCAATATCTTATCTTCATCATCATTTCTTGTATAGTCATATACATTAATATCTTGAATCCTATCTAAGATATTCTCCTGTTTATTGAAAATAGTTTTAAGCCTTGCATCAGATAATGTACCAGTGCCATTTTTTATTAATATCTTTCCATTGCCATCTGCATTTATTGTTGCTACTTGTGTTCCATTTCCATCACCATTACCAATAAAAAACTCACTTTGATAACTCCATCCAGAAGGTTTGTAATAATTAACCCATAAGCGCGGTCTACCTGCTGTTGTATCGCTCCACGCATCAATGGCGTTACCCCATATACGTGTATTGGTATTTGACTTTCTAAATGTGGCATTATCATTAAAGATGCTAATACCTGCTATATTCATTGAACCATTTACCGCCAACCTGTGTCCGCTATTTGTTGTATTAATCCACAAATTAGGGGTAATAATTGTGTTGCTTACTTGACCGCCGTTCCAACTTCCAGAACCGCTACCACTATCACCTTTCAAATTAACATAACTACCCCAAGTAGTACTACCACCGCTATTAATAGTGCCCAATCTTAAAGAAGTTCCAGACCATTGATAAGTTACGCCTTGTCCTTTAATATTTACACTGGAAGGTGTTGTTTCACTTGTTGAATTAGTCCAGCTTAGTACACCAGAAGAAGATACAGAAGGCTTCCAATACTTAAATGGTGATTGTGTTCCTGCTCCAGTTGAATAGGCAATGACTTCACCTGTAGACTTAACTTGTGCGTGTTGTACATTTGAAGATGTTGAAAGATTTTGGTTAATGCTATCCAGATAACTTTTGTTACTATGTGTATGAATATCCGTTACCAGAGCTATATTCGTATTACCAACTTTAGGTGTCTTATTGAATGTACAATTTTGTGTAATCCTTAAATCTTCCACAATATCTATATAATTCCCATTAGTGGAATTACCTATAGTTTTATTTCCTACGGATGTGGCTGCACCGTTCCACATTGATAAGTTAATTCCTGTAATATAACCAGCGCCATTAGTAAGTTGGTTATTATTGGTAGGTATAGTAGGTTTATTGGTCAAATCATTATAACTACCCGTTGTTGCAACGTTTGCAAATATAGGTTTATTTAGAATGTCACCCCAATTAACTTCTGTTATTCCACCACCAATTTCACCATCTACAGACAAAGTTCCATCTTCATTTATTTTAAGTCCGTTACCTACTTTGATTGTACCTAAAGCATCAACAGAAGCAATAGGAAACTGAAAGTCTCCTGCTTCTGGATTTATCTGATAAGCTACAATATCTCTAGTAGCTGCTACTGCACCTTCTATAGTCTGGCTGGTTTGTCCTCTTAATCTGACAAAGCCAGAAAGGTCGATATTAGAACTCCCACCACCGCCAATACCAGAACTAGTTATGTTACTGGCATTAATTTCACCATTACGAAATGTCTTACTTATGTTTATTCTTGTAAATTGCATATTACTTCTTCTCTATTAATCGTATTTCCTGCTTACCCAATCTATAATCGGTAGTGATACTGTCTACTATGAAGGTCTTATTAGGAAGATGGTTATCTGTCATAGTGGCATATACTTTAAATTTGTTCTGTAAGTTTAGATTCAGAATTGCAGAAGGTGTGCTGTATTGCGTTACCAGCCTATATATAAGATGTTCTTCCTGTCTATACATCTGCTTAGTAGCCTTATTGTACACATTATCCAGATAAGTGAACGAAGAACCATTAGGACTATAGCAAACTGAACTATAATTGCATTCCTTATTATCCCAAGTACATATAGCAAAATCTTCTGAATCCATTTCATTAACAAAGTCCTCATTGATAATATTGCTATATTCTGTATCAGAATCCTTATCTTCATCTTTTTGGTAGTTCTGAACTTTTGCCTGTATATCAAAATCACTTAGCCAGACAGCATCACATCTATAACTATTATCCACTTTGTGAGGATGGTATAATGTAAATGTAGGTTTTCCAGTAATCACTTCACTAGTATTTGGCATTGGAATAGCATAGCCTTCACCGTCTATTCCCATATTCCAAGTAATATTGTTCTTCACTGGAAATAATCTATTAATGCAGTGGTCTGTTTGTCCTTGATTGTCAAAGTATAGTTTGAATGTGGAATCTGTACTAGTCCACTTTGAACCGTTCCAGTACATATTACCATACTTTAGCTTACAGTCTATGTAAAGGTTATCTGGATTAAAGTTATCATCCTTATTTGCATATCCCTGCATAATATACATTTCATCAGGTCTATCCATAAACAGAAAATTACCCTTAATAATTAAGTAGGTAGAACCACCAATGAAGCTAACATTACTATCATTTACTGTAAGTTCGAATAATGGTCTTAGTTTACCATCATAAGTATTATGAACGTGTAATAATACATAGTCAGTAAAGTTAATGTTGTTGTACTTTTTATTAAAATCAGTAACCTTATCAAAGAATGCCTTACAGATAGTAGCACCTACTATGTTTTGTGTAGTAGCATAATTAATAGTAGAAGGTTCTGATACTTGTGCTAATGTGGTCTTATTATAATAGTAGCACTTATAGTTATTGTTCTTCAGATATTTAAAGAAACATTTGTGCATACCACCTTTGCCATCTTCATTTACTTCCTGCACATAAGACCAGCTACCACCATAGTTAGTTAAATACTTCTCATCCCAGATACTAGGTATAATGCTGTCAAAGCTGTATAGACTGTCTTTAACAGTAACCTTATTATATACATTATCTAAGGATAACTGACCACCATTTTCAACATAATCACTGGCTTCTATTTCCTTAGATTGCTGCAAAGTAACCTTAGTAGGTGTTTCTGTTCCTACAGTAAATCTATAGTAAGTATTGATTCCATTTTTAATAGCATCATAATCTAAGAAGTAAACCTTATCACCATCAGCTACAGCAGTTACATTAAGGTATTTACAAACTTCTTCCAGAACTTCCTGCATAGTCATAGGTTCATCATCTTCATCAAAGAAGTTTTGTTCACTGATATACATCTTACTAGGTAAACAAAAGTCAGATGTAGCATTTAATTGTGTATTATCTGAAATATAGAAAGAACTATAAGCATTACATTTACCAAGCAGATGGTTTATAATCTGGGTAAATGAAACTATATTCTTCTTGCCGCCTATAGTGGTGTACTTATAATATTGTAATGTGCTAAGTGCATCTATGGCTTCTACCTCTATTTCTTCTAATTCATTCTCATAGCCTTGGCTATATAGATTGGGTGTTACATACCCAACCCATACAATACCATCAGTATTACTAAGAACTACCTTATTCTGTTGTGCTGTACTACTATACAAATCAAACTTATAATCGTCTGTAATCATTCCTATAGTAGCACTGCTATACTTACAAGGTTTATATAAATGTGAATCAGAAGTTTCTAACTCGGTTATGAATGGTGTAGCAGATAAAGTAATGTTCTGCACTTCTCCAGAACCTATTTCCAATGTGTATAGCTTCTCATTTATATCATAGAATTGTGCTGTATATTTCATCTTACTTTAGCTGTTTTATTATTGTAATTGGCTAGAACTCCTACAAGTTCCTTGCCTCTAATCTTAAACTCTACCTGACCACCGCCAGCAGAACCTATAATCCCATTACCATTAAGCAGGTTAAACAGATTCCTTTGCTGTCTGTTATTAAGAATCATTTCACCAGCATTTACCCTAGCTAGGTTCATATCTCCAATAGTACTATTGCCAGCGAATATACCACCAGTACTAAAGGAAGGAATACTAGCCAAAGCTGCTACTACAGCCGCTGCTGCTGCACCTGCCAACAACCATCCTACAAACGGGGTTTGGGCTGCACTGGCTACACCACTGGCAATAGCTTCACCTTTCTTGGCTGTAGTTAATGCTACAATTTGTGGGATAGCTGCTGCTACAGCACTAATCAAATTAGCACCCCAACTTAACCAAGCTGCCGCACCTTCATTGGTCATATTGGTTACAGAACCCATAATAGAAGCTATAGCACCTAAACTTTGTGCATACTCATTATTCAGTTTGATATTCTTATTAGTAACAGGGCTACTAAACTTAGGAAGTGAAGTAGGTATTTCTGGCTTCACCATACCAGCCAAACCAGCAGGTTTGCCATCTAACTTACCAATAGGTGCATTAGGATATTTGTACTGGAACTCTATTACCCTTTTCTGTTCGGTAAGTGCATTTAGTTCAGCATTGATTCTTATCCTATCTTCATTACTAATAGCTAGGTTTAATTCCTTTCTTAAAGATGCTATCTGTGCATCCAGTTCTACTAATGAACCAGTAGGAATAACAGGTTTTAATTTAACCTCTCCATTATTAAGACCATCCTTTAAATCCTGTCCTGCATCAGACATATCTTTCTTGATTGTTCCTACCTTATCAGTAAAGGTTATAGCCTTATCTAGCATATCCTTTACTTCTTCACCGACTTCCGAAGTAAAGATATTCTGGAATCTAATCATATTCTCTAGGCTCTCATCTGTAAGATCGGAAGAGCGTCGTGTAGGGAAAGAGT